TCAGAAAGCAAAAGCGGCAGGGGCAACTTATCAACAAATCTTAGCTATTCAAAAAGGTGCAACTATTGAAAGTTTAAATAACGTAAATGATGCGGCAGATGATGAACTTAAGGCACTTCAAGAAAACTACACTAAGAGAGTGCAAGCCTTAGGTAACTTGGAGGAGAAGAGAGAAAAGATAAATAACGCAAGCGCAGTCATAGATGAAAAGAGAAAAGCTAAAGAAGAGAAAGCAATAGCCGACTTACAAAAGAAAAAAGAGGATGCGCTAAAGGCAGAAGAGGAAGCAAAAAAGAAAAAAGAAATCTTCGACAAAGACAACGAAGAGCGGGCTAAAGAACTAAGAGAAAAAGAAAAGAAGCAAGAGCAAAACGATAGAGAAAGAACAAAATCTTTAAATGAATCAGAGCGTGAACAACGTGCGCAGGATTTAGAAGATTTAAAAGCCATTGCAGAAGACGAAAGATTAACAAGGGAACAAAAACTTGCAGAAATAAAAAGCATTGAAGACCGAAGGACGAACATAGAACAAGGTGCAGCGGATGCGAGAAAAAAAATAGCAGAGGCAGAGGCTAATGCCAAGATAGCCACATTAGATGCTTATAGTCAAATATTAAATTCAGCATCAGAGATGGCGGGCAGAGATACGGCAGCAGGTAAAGCGTTAGCAGTTGCATCAGCTACTATTTCAACCTATACTGCAATAGCTAAAACATTAGCAGCATTTTCTGGAGTTCCAATTCCTGGTTATGCAATAGCCCAATCAATAGCTACAGGAGTAGCGGGACTTGCAGCGGTTAAAAATATCTTAGCGGTTAGAGTTCCCGGAAATAATGGTGGTGGTGGAAGTGGCGGTGGAACTCCAAGTCTTCCTCCTGTTATCAGACCTTCATCTTCCTTCACTCGGTTAGGTAACGAAGAGCCAATACGGACTACTAACGAAGGCGGCAAGGTAAGAGTATTTGTAACTGAATCAGACATCACGAACGCTCAAGAGAAGGTAAATAGCATCAAGACTAAAGCGACCATTCAATAATACTAAAACTCAATAATTTATATTTAAGATTATGAATTTACCATTGTTTGAATTGACAATAGACGATAACGAAGAGAGCGGAGTAGATTTTATTGCTTTGGTTAAAAGTCCTGCAATCGAATTAGAGTGGCAAGCCTTTAACGATGTTGATAGTTATTCAGACTATCCAGAACAAGCAAAAGAGAACGCTAAAATAGCCCTAAGATATGCAGAAGAAAATGGATGGGGAGATTGTGGAACTGAAGTCGGCAAAGCAAGGGCAAACCAATTGGCAAAAGGCGAACCAATAAGTAGAGATACCATCGCACGAATGGCGGCATTTGAGAGGCATAGACAGAACTCACAAAAAGAATTAGGAGATGGATGCGGGAGATTGATGTGGTTAGCTTGGGGAGGAGATGCAGGAGTTGAATGGGCTTCAAGAAAATTAAAAAGTATAGATAAAGAATCTAAGTTTGCGTTCAAAGCCGACAAGGAAAAGAAAATCATAAGTGGGGCGGCAATGATTCCAAACATTCCTATCTTAAGGAAGCGTGAAGATGGCTCACTTTATAACGTATTCTTTAAACCCGAAACGATTGAGAAAATAGTTGAGAGATTCTTTAAACACGACTATACAAAGAATTTTAACAAGTCGCATAGTTCAGAAATTGCAGAAGGAGTTTATTTGATAGAATCTTTTATTATCAATTCTGAAAGAGGGATAATGACTCCTAAAGGTTATGATAAAGTACCTGACGGCACTTGGTGGATTTCTTGCAAAGTTGAGAACGAAGAAATTTGGCAAGACTTCATTAAGACAGGCGAATTTAAAGGGTTCTCGGTAGAGGGAATCTTTAAACATAGCAAGTCGCAAGACGATGAAATTGTCGAGGCTTTACTTGAATTAATTACTAATTAAAAAAATATAAATATTATACATTATGGAATTAAAAGACCTAATCAAAAAAAATCTACCCGCTTTGAAAAAGATTCTTTTCGAAGAAGAAAAAGTTGAGGTAAAGATGGATGAAGCCAAACTAAGCGATGGCGTTACCATAGTTAAATGGGAAGGAGAACTTGCAATGGGTTCACCTTTGTATGTGATTTCAGAAGAAGGCGTAACTCCTGCACCAGACGGAACTCACGAACTTGAAGATGGCAGAGTGATTGTATCTCAAGACGGACTAATTACTGAGGTTAAGACTAAAGAAGAAGAAGCAGAAGACGAGGGAGAAACTGAGATCGAGATTGAGAACTTTGCAAAAGTAGAAGATGTTAAGAGCATCGAGGTAAGACTTTCAGCTATTGAAGCAGATAGTACCGCTAAGACTTTAGTTGCTAAGTTTGAAGCATTAAAAGCAGAGAACGACACCTTGAGAACAAGTCTTAAATTAATGTTCGAAGTTGTAGAAAAAATCAGCGGAGAACCAGAAGAAGTGGAAGTGATTGAGCCAGAGAATAAGGATAAGAAAAAACTTGATTTATTTAATTCAATCGAACAAGTATCAAAAATTTTAAACAAAAAATAAAAAAATTATGGCATTTAATGTAACAGGCTTATTAGCCTACACCAAACCAAACGAGCGTGAACTAATGATTCAATCATTATTCACAGCTAAATCTATTCAGTTGGCAACTAAGATGCCAAACGTGAAATCTACAATGCAAGTAAACGTGATGGATACTGATGCAGTATTTCAAGCGGGTGCATCTTGCGGATGGAATGCAAGTGGTACAACCGTGTTCTCAAACAGAACTATGACCGTTGCTCCTATTAAAGTTCAAGAGGCATTATGCCCTAAAGACTTAGAAACAAAGTATCTTCAGTTGTTATTACCTTCTGGTTCAAATCCTAAGACCGTACCATTCGAAGAGCAATATGCTACTTTGAAGACAGGTTTAATCGCAGAACAATTAGAAACTGCTTTCTGGCAAGGTAACACTTTATCTGGTAACGGAAACTTAAACAAATTTGATGGTGCTTTAAAAATCATTGATGCAGCAAGTGGAGTTATCGAAGCTAACGTATCAGGATTTATGACAGGTGCGCCTTATAGCGTATCAGGTGGAATTACTCCTTCAAATGCCATCGCAATTATGCAAGGTATTTACAGAGCGATTCCTGTTGAGTTGTTAGGTAAAGAAGACTTAAGAATCTTCGTAGGAATGAACACATTTAGAGCCTATCAAATGGCGTTAACAAACGCTAACTTATTTCACTACAATACTGATGCAAGCAATGGTAGTTTTGAAATCGTTATACCGGGAACTAACTTGACCGTAGTAGGTGTAAATGGTTTGAACGGAACTAACAGAATCATCGCTATGAGAACTTCTAACTTATTCTTTGGTTGCGACATCGCTGACGAGGAATACAAGTGGGAAATGTTCTACGCAGTTGAAGCTATGGAAGTACGTTGGAACGTAGAGTTCAAAGCGGGTGTTCAGATTGCTTTACCAAACGAGATTGTTAAATTCACTTTAGCTTAGTAGTATATGCCTTGCGCAATAACATCAGGATTTACCATCGATTGCAAGGATGCAGTCGGTGGTCTTAAAAACATTTACTTAGCGACAGGCGTAAGTGGTTCAACAATTACCTCAAGCGTAAGTGGTGGAGTAAGTTTAGTTAGTGGTGTAACCTTTTACAAGTATGAATTAATGCCTCAAGGTGCAGATTCATTTGAAGAAGCTATACAATCTAATCCTGCCAATGGAACAATCTTCTACCAACAAACGGTAGTAGGTAACTTCCCTAAGATGAGTCAAACAAGTAGAAATAAGTTTCAAGCGATTGCACAAACTAAACCTTTAGTTGTAATTGAGAAAAAAGACGGAACTTATTGGTTACTTGGACAAGTTTATGGATGTGAAGTTACGGCAGGAAGTCATTTATCAGGTTCGGCAATGGGAGATTTCAATGGACAAACACTTACATTAGTAGGTAATGAAGCCAGCCCAGCGCAACAATTGACCTCGATAAGTGCAATTACAATCGGAGTTTAGTTGTTTTTTCATATTTTAGTTGTTAAAAGAGCCACTTGGAGTAAAATCTAAGTGGCTTTTTTACTATCAACCCACTTATTTATATTTAATGATATGATTAACCTTAATTTTGGGAACAATAATGTAGCTTTAACGCTAAAAGAAAGCACTACAATAAGCAATCCTAATTATTTATTTCAGTTTATCAATGCTACTTCACTTGAGGAAGTGGTTTTTATTGCCTCTGATACATCAAATTTCAAAGATAGATATAACTTATTCGTTATCCAATTGGTTGCAAAAAACGCTATTAACTTGCTTAATGGGCAAATTTACCTAAACGATAATGGTTATTGGACTTACAAGGTCTATCAACAAGCAAGTCCTACTAATTTAAACTTAGAACTTACAGGTGCATTAGTTGAAACAGGGAAAGTCCTATACAATTTTACTCAAGACGATACAATAGAACTCGAACAAGATAATAAAGTGATAATTTATGGCTGATTATAGTACAAGTCAACGAATCGGATTTAGTGCTGAACCTTTGAGTTCGTACCAGATACCTTTGTTTACTAAAGATAGAAGGAACGAATACGTTAACTATGGCGAGGATAACAACTATCCTCAATACTTGTGTGATTTATTTAATCGTTCGGCAAAGCACAACGCTATCTTAACCGCAAAACAAAAGTGGACTTACGGCAAAGGTTTAAAGGTTCGTAAAGACGAGAATCTTGATTCAATGATAAAGGCTCAACAACTTTTGTCGAAGCCTAATCAATTTGAAAGTTTGAATGACATCTTTAAAAAATTAGCTTTAGACAAGAGATTGTACGGAGGTTACGCTCTTCAGATTATTTGGGATAGAGGCGGTCAAAAGATTGCTAAGATTTTTCACGTTGACTTTTCTAAAGTTCGTAGTTCGGTAGATAATTCTAAATTCTTTTACTCAAATAATTGGGCAGATAAAAAAGAAACCATTGTAGAATTTAACGCATTTAATTCGGACAGAAGAAAAGGTTTACAACTCTACTATTGTAAGGATTATAGACCAACACTTAAGACTTACCCTTTGCCTGATTACATTGCAGCCGTTCCTTATATTGAAGTAGATGTTGAGATTGCAAACTATCACAGAGCAAATATTCAGAACGAGTTTTTCTTTGGAGGTATTCTTAATTTTAATAACGGAGTTCCAACCGATGAGGAACAAAAAGATTTAGTTCGTAGAATCAATCGCAAACATCAAGGCACTAACAATGCAGGAAGGTGGATTATTAACTTTTCAGACGGAGCGGACAAAGCACCGAATGTGATTCCTATTCAACCTAATGACTTAGATAAGCAATTTGACATCCTTAATAAGACGGTTCAAGAAGAATTGTTTGTAGCGCATCGAGTTACTTCTCCTATGCTTTTAGGAATAAAAACTGAAGGTCAACTTGGAGGAAGAACCGAGATGGTGGATGCTTACAAGTTATTTGATTTGAATGAGATTAAGCCAGACCAACAACACTTTGAAGAATTGTTTAATTACTTCGCTGCGATAAATGGTGCGATAAATGCTTACGAAGTTTTGCCTTTAGATTTACCTTCTCCAACTTTGAGCGAAGATACTTTAGTTAAGGTTGCGACTGAATCGGAGTTAAGAATTATGTTAGGTTTACCCGCAGAAAAACCAACTAACGAAGTAGTAGTTGAAGAGAAGCAAACCTTTGCAAAAGAGTGGACAAAGGACATCGAAGTCTTTGCTGAATTTGGCGAGAGTGCAGACGATTACATTGAAATAACTTCAACACAAGTTCATTTATTTGAGGATGCTGAACTATTTGAAAGACAACTTGAAGCAGGAGAGTTGCAAATGTTAGACGAGGGCAGGCAAAAATTTGCAGAAATCGAAGCGAACACTCCAGAAGAGAATAAAGTCTTAGAGTATGTTAAGAAAAACCCTATCTCAACAAAAGCAAACATAGCAAGAGAAACAGGATTAACAGAAAGTCAAGTTGAAACTATTATCAATTCTTTAAGAGCGGCATCAGTTCTATCATTAGTTGAAGGTGCTTGGAGTATTAACAATAAAAGACCTTCTAAGGCTTTAGTAGATAGGATAGCTGATGAGATAAAAAGTCTTGAAGTAAAGTATAAATATACTGGTCCGAAAGATAGTAAGAACAGAGAATTTTGCGCAGCACTTTTAGACTTGAATAAAGTTTATACCAGAAAAGAGATTGACACTATTTCTAAAAGAGTAGGCTACAATGTTTGGAATAAACGTGGCGGATGGCAAACGATAAAAGGAACTGATATTCATCTTCCATTTTGCAGGCATACTTGGAACTCGGTTTTAACACAGAAAAAGAAAAGATAAATGGCACAAGTTTTATTTATATCAGAAGAAACTCTTAAAGAGAATAGCGTAGTAAGTGCGAATGTTGACCCAAAGTTATTTAGGTCGGCTATAACAGACGCTCAAGATATGTATCTACTGCCTATCTTGGGAACTAATCTCTATAATGATTTAGTTACAAGTGTGAGTGGGTTTGCAGTATCTGGAACTCCGATTTCAGTACCTTATCAGACCTTACTTGATACCTATATTAGACCTTGTTTAGTTAAGTATTCTTTGTTTAGAATGGTTATCACGTTAAGTTACAAGTTTCAGAACAAAAATGTAGGCGTAAAATCAAGCGAATTTAGCCAACAAGCGGGATATTCTGACTTGACTAAGTTAAAGGAGCAAAGTTTAAACGATGCGGAAGTTTACGCTGAGAGATTGAGTAACTTTCTTTTAGCTAATAACGCTACTTATCCGAAGTATTTAACGCAAGAAAACGCTAATATTGCAACTATCTTCCCGAATAAAAACAACTATACCAATGGTATGTTCTTGGGCGATGATTGTGATTGCGATAATATACCGGCAAGAATAAAATATTCAGGAAACACTTTTAGATGTTAAACTATATGGCAAGATTAAAAGGTAGTGCAAACAAGAAAAACGAAGAGTTATTAAGAATTTACTTAAGTAAAAATGAATACAAGTCTAAATCAAGTCATAAAAAAGTTAGAGGGTATAGCGCAAAACCATCTCCAGATAAAGGGGTTTAAGTTCTGCGATGTTGCCGACTTAGAAGCGGAGAGTAGTTTACTTTATCCGTTGCTTTGGTGCGACGTAAGACCTTCTTCATTTGCGACTAAGGTAGTAACTCTATCTATCCAAATTAGTGTCTTAGACATCGTTCTAAAAGACTTGAGTAACGAGCGAGATGTCTTGAGTGATTGCTTGCAAATTATTTCAGACGTAGTGAACGAGTTAAGAAACCCGAGTGAGGATGAGTTTATAATCTCTGATTCAATAACTGCGACTCCTATCAAGGATAGTTATCAAGATGAAGTAGCGGGTTGGAATTGTTTGATTTCTTTAGACATTGCAAATCCTTATAATAGATGCGCAGTACCCGGTAACTATACACCACCGACACCGACACCAGCTACTTGCGACACGATGGAAGGTTTATGCGATGAGATTGATTATTTAACAAATGAAGAATGGTTTAATTAATAAAATATATGAATTTAACAGGAGAAAAATTTAAAGACATTTACAAAGCTATATTAACTTTAGCTGATAATGTAGGGCTTACAAATACTCTGAAACAAGTAGGAGATGGGTTTGGAAATCAAACACCAATTTATGTAAGTGAAGATGAAGTTGCTATTGATAGTCCTTTAGGCGTAGGCACTACATCAATAAACGCAAGTGCAATATTACAAATTGATAGTACAACGAAAGGATTTCTTATGCCAAGAATGAGAGCAAGTGAAGCGGAAGCCATTAGTACACCTGTAGAAGGATTGCTAATTTATGTTAATGATACCTCAGATGTATTTACATCAAAAGGGTGGTATGGATATAATGGTAGCTCTTGGGAGAAATTAAATAACTAAATTAAAAAAAATAATATTTACAATTATGATACTTTTAGAAAAAATTTTAGGCGGGCAAGGATGTTTATTCATTGATGCAGCAGTTACGGGTCGCAGATTCTACGCTCTTGTAGTAAATGACGATTGCGTATTAACTACCTTAACAACGGCAGGAGGTCAAAACTTGCTTACTCAATATGGTTTAAGTGGTAAGACTTTAAAAGCGGGTGCTTTGATTCCTATGTTCGATGGTGACCCAATAGCAGCGGTTACTCCTTCAAGTGGTAGCTTAATCGGTTACGGACAAGAATCAGCACTATGATAAATTTAGGCATAGGCATACCATTTAGAAGAATGGGTGCAGGAATTGACCCACAAGCGCAAGCCCACTACAATAGAGTAATAGCAGACGGAGGACTAATTCCAAGCGGTTTAGTTGGAGTTAATAACTTTTTTAAAACCGTTAAAGGTATTTACGGGACTTCTGATATAACAACCGCTATTTCTGTGGGTTTAGACGCTCAAGTTTTAGGTTATAAACTCGGAGCGGGTGCGGGAACAACGGCAGGACAAGCAGCACAGAAACTATACTCTTGTAGTGGTTCAAGTGGGGATGTAGTGCAAACAACGGCAGCAAGTCAGCCGCTTTTATTGGTGCATAGTGGGGCGAATTATTTTTTTCAATCTGCTAATACTGATAATTATTGCCGCACTCCAAACGCAACGGCTAATCAAATTACAGGTGATATTGAAATAATCGTAAAAGCAGCTCCAATAAATTGGGCTACAGATTACGGAATGTTTGTTGCTAAAAATTCGGGTGGATTAAATGGTTGGTGTTTTTTTACAAGGTCAAGTAAAAGATTAGGCTATGTATCAACTCGTGGCGAAGTAGTATCAACAGTTGGTCACACTTTTGTAAACAATGAAATTGGGTGGGTAAAAGTTACTCACGACACCGCTTTAGGAATTGTTAAGTTTTTCACATCCAATGATGGCATTACTTATACTCAACTTGGCTCAAACGTAAGTACAACAGCAGGTGCGACTACAAACCAAAACATTAATGTAGAGATAGGAACAAATGCAGCTGGGGGAAATCAATTAGGAGGGAAAGTCTATTCAGCCACAATATCCAACTCAATAGGAGGCGCACCCGTAGTAGACTTCAACCCAAGCCAATACAACGCTGCAACAAGTCAAACACAATGGACAAGTACAACGGGGGAGGTTTGGACTATTAATACAGGAACAGCAGCAACGGGTTATAAGGGAGTTTTGGTGGATAGGACAATTGTGCAAGGGGATGGTATAAACGATTTTTTAACCACAGACGCAGCCATTACTTTAATAACGAGCTACGAACAATTTGCCTCATTTAACGGATTTAACAATCAAGCAAAATACTTACTTGGAGTTTGTGATTCTGGTGCTGCTAAAAATAATTATTTAATCGAATTATCTACAAATACAATTAATTGGGCATTTGGTGATGGAACAAATCAGAGATATGGTACAAACTCATTTACTTATAACTCTTTAAATATTGCTAACCTACAATACATTCAAGGTAACAACTTTATAAGTACTAAGAAAAACAACGGAGCAACAATTACTAATACAGGTATGTTTGGCGCAGCCACAACAATTGCAGGTGCATCCGCCAGATTGAGTTTGTTTAGGGCAGGCGAATTTAACGGGGCTTATGCAAATGGTATAATAAATACACTTCTTTTATCGGTAAATGGAACAACCCAACAGCAAACAGATATGTATGGCTATATTAAATCAATAAACAATAACGCCTTTTAAAATATGCTACCAATAGAACCAACACAAATTTACCCTTGCTTTTATCCTTGTAAAAATGAAAGCGAGTTTCAAAGTTTAGATACACAAGCGTGTGAAATGTTAGACTTTCCAAATGCGGGGGCGAAGGATTATTGTTCACCTATAATTGACGTTAAGGGCGTTTATTATTTTACCGTTAATCCTGAGGTGACTTGTTTATTTACTCAAAAGCAATTAGACACTTGCATACCTTATGAGGATATTGTTTTGCCAACACCTGAGCCGATAAAATGAAAGAGAAGTACACTATCGTTTATATTTCGCCAATACTCACAAGTTTATTGTGTATTGGCGGATAATAATATCAAATCTTATGACAGTAGACCAAATGATTTTAAGTGTAATAGGCGGTGGAGTAGGCATAATTAGCTACTACCTTAAGCAGAATCTTAAGGACTTGAAAGAAAATCAAGTCAAAACTACTTCCGTAGAAAGTAGACTAAGCCTAATCGAACAACAAACTCGTGAAGAAATGAAGCACTTGTCCGAGATTACAAACTCTAAACTTGAAGTTGTGCAGAACGATTTAAGCCATATGAACGGCAATCTTAAGCAGTATATGGGTAACGTCAATAAGTTGTTTGAGATAAGTCAGCAGAACACCTTAAAAATAGACAGAATGGTTAAGATAATTGATAAGCACGATGAGAAATTCGATAAGTACGATAATAACATTTTAGATTTTTTCAAAAAATATCAATTGGTAGAGAAATGAAAAGAATAATTGACAATCTTATCGGGTCATTCGATACGGTAAAAGAGAATGGATTTAGTGCAAGAAAGTTAAGTGCCTTCGCTCTTATGGTTTGTATTGCTTTCGTTCACTTAAAATGGGTTAATCACGAGAACGTGGCAGAGGTACTTATCATAGACCTTTGTGGAGTTCTTATCTTACTTGGGTTGGTTACAGCTCAAAATGTTTTAGATTATAAAAATTCGGAAAAACGAATATAATTGTTTATATTTGTTTATGGATAAACTAATAAATTCTAAAATTAATTTAGTTACTATTTTAAAAAGAATAGGCGCAATAAAAACTTATGTTTCTAAGGCTTGCTACTATGAATGTCAGTGCGATTGTGGTAAAATATTTAACGTAAGAAAGCAAGAATTATTAAAAGGCAAGATAATAAGTTGCGGATGCTATGGTAAGCACGGATATAGTAATAAGGGGAATAAAGAATATGAAACTTGGTTAAACATAAAATCAAGATGTAATATTGTTTCAAATCCAGCTTATAAAAATTATGGCGGAAGGGGGATAAAATTATGTATTGAATGGGAAAATTCATTTGAACAATTTTTAAAAGATATGGGAGAATCTCCTAAAAAATATTCAATTGAAAGAATAGATAATAACAAGGGTTATAGTAAAGATAATTGTATATGGGCATCAAGAAAAACGCAAAGCGTAAATAAAAGAACATCAATAAAAATTGAATTTAATGGGATTAAAACGCCATTAGTAGATGTTGCAAAAAAAATGAATATAAAATACGCAACTCTTTTATATAGATACAAAAAGTATGGCGATAATTGTTTAATAAAAAACAATTTTATACTTAATGTTGATAATGGAGTTTTTTATAGCAATATTTCGGATGCAGCAAAATCAATAGGTAAAAATAGAGATTCTATAAAATATTTGATTAATAAAACTGGGCAATATCAATCATTGAAAATAGTTTAAAACTAAAAAACGGACAAAATGAAACTATCTAATAGCTTTAATTTAATTGAATTTACATCGAGCGAAACCGCATCGAGAAGGGGTATAGACAATACTCCATCAATCGCAGTAATTGAGAACTTAAGATTGCTTTGTGAGAATGTACTCCAACCACTTAGAGATAAGTACGGAAAGTCTATCAATATCACAAGCGGTTATCGTTCACCTAAACTCAACAAAGCAATAGGAGGAAGTTCTACAAGTCAGCATTGTTATGGGCAAGCAGCCGATATCCAAGTTGACCGGAAAGACTATTTAAAAGTTTGGGAAATTTTAAAGACTTTGCCATTTGACCAGATTATATTTGAATTTGGAACTGAATCAGCACCAGATTGGATTCACGTTTCATTTGTTCAAGGCAAAAACCGAGGTCAGAAACTAAAGGCGGTTAAGAACCTATTGAACCAAACTAAGTATTTACCAAAGCAATGAAACCAGGCGAATTGAAACCTCTTACCGAGCAACAAAAAGAGGGTTTAAAAAAACACGAAGAGAACCGAACCAGACTGATTAAGTTAGTTGAGGAAGAACATCAGTCAAGGCCGTACAATAAACGCAAGAAGAAATGAAGCACACTTTACTAACTATGATAGGTTTGTTTAACGCTTTGTCAGAATTATCTAATCACGGCAAGATAAATCATTGGGGGCAATGGTGGTCAATCCAAGCGTGGGAAAATAAAAACAAATGGAAACCCTATCCACTTTGGAGGTATTGGCCGTTTATTATCTTAACCGATGCTTTTCACTTCTTTAAAACGTGCTGGGTTATAACTATGGCTTTTGCGATTCAAATAGGTGGCTTAGATTGGTATTATTCGTTTACTATTTATAGTGCAACGTTCGCTATCTTTTACACTTTATTACCTTATATCAAATTCAAATGAGATACTTACTTATCATACTACTATTTACTTCGTGCGCCACAAGTAAGAAAAAGTGCATAGAAAAGTATTGCACGAATGATACTACTACAATAGTGGTAAGAGATACTATTTATACCGAATCAGTTAAACACGATACAACCTTCAGCGAGCGAATTGATAGTGTATTCATTCAAAAGGATAAACTTAGAATCATCTATAAAAAGCGTGATTCTATCATTACAATAGAAGGCGAGTGCATTCAAGACACAATTTATTACACTAAAACTATTGAAGTGCCTCACGTTATTGAAAAACCATTTGAATTTAAGTGGTGGATTTATCTATTAATCTTCTTTGCCGGTACTTTTTTCGCCCTGTTTGTTACTAAAAAGTAAGTTTTTTAAAAAATAATCTGTTTGAAAATCAAGCAGTTATGATAAACTTGTGCTAAATTACTATTAATATTTATTAGTGCTATTGTAAATAATAAATAAACAATTATTTTTGTCCTACAATTAACAACAAACAATATGAGAGTATCAATTTACACAAGCAGAGAATTAACCATTGAAGCTACCAATTTTATAAATAACAATAGAGCTTCATCTTATTTAGGTTCAAAAGGTAGTAACAATTATTTTAATGTAAATGGAATAGTTTGGGAAATATGGCAAGATGGATGTGGTAATTACCCAACATCAGAAAACATAAAAGTAGCAGATTTTAAATTAAACTAAATTAACCAACGGGGGAGCAATCCCCCACTAATTTAAACACAATAATCAAAAAATAATATGAAAAACGCAACTAAAACACTTATCACAACCGCTAAAGGTGAAGTATCAAAAAACATTACTTCAATGTTATCTAATTGTAGATTCGATAGCAAACAAAACAAAGTATATGTTGGCTATTATAGTGGTAGCGGAAGATACACTTCTTCGCACTCAGCACAATCAACCGTAGAATCAATCTTAAAAGCAGAAAAACTTAAGTACACAATTGCTAACGATGCTCCTAAGGGAGGTATTTTAGGCGATTATGTAAAGGTTAGCAAAGTAGCTTTTCAATTATTAACAACAATCAAAAATTCATAAACAATGACAAAGCAACCAACAAGCGGTAGACCAATAGTCAAACCAAACCGCAAAATGACAGGGTTCGGGATTAACTCAAACCTTCCCGACAAAGTTCAACAACTTATGATTAAGTGGGGCGAGCAATCGTTAAACGACACTTACAATCGTATGATTTTAGAAACTCTTAAAAGGGAGGGCATCAAATGAGAAGATTACTTAACTTACTATTTGCCGAGCATATTGCTGAGCAAAGGTCAACCGAGCAACTAATTGCAAGATTTGAAAAGCTACAACGCCTTAGACAGATTGCTATGGATGACAAGAACATCTCTAAAGTATGGCAATGTAACAGACTTATTCAAGCCACTACTAAGGAACTTAACAAACGCTA